CATAACAGTATCACATGATAAGTCAGATGGCTGCATCCATAGTTACTCGTTTAAATCAGAATTATAACCGGTTTAATACCGTAAGCGTGCAGTATCCAAGTAGACTTGATGTTGAACCTATTACCACAGTCGAGACTGGCCGAATCCTCGAAACTGCGAAGGGTTTTCCCGCCAAATATGAACCACCCAGTATATCTTTTAAGACATATAGATCACTAATTAACTGGGGGCATAAGAAAGTGGCCGATTATGTCATACAGAATAGAAAAAGGTCATTTATAACACCAAATTACATTTGGAACGGGATAATGGCATTTGGAAACAAATGTCCTCCAAAAACCAATATACCAAGCTACGAGTACGCAAAGAACAAGATCCGTAATGATCTGCGCGTTTCTGAGAAGATACCAATCCTCTCTATTTCTGAGAGTGTAAGATCTATTCCAAGGAGTACGTCACCTGGATTGCCGTGGATTACCTCGAAGCCAGGGTGGAAGAAAGGAGCTATTCTAGACTCATTCTTACCAAGTATCGCCTCCTATTGGAAACGAGTTGGTTCTGGATTACCGACCATTCCGCTACCTGATTGCGCGGCTTTCGCCCGCTCTCACATTTCCTCGCCTGACGTTAATAAAGTAAGACCAGTATGGGCATATCCTTTACATGCAGTAGCCCAAGAATCTCGTTTTGCCGTACCGATTATACAATTGCTTAAGAGTCAGAAGATACTACAACAATCGGCTTATGGTATGGAGATGATGAAAGGTGGGATGACATGGCTGAATTCTCAAGCGATGAGGGCTAAATATTTTGACCCGGGATGCAAGTTTATGATGCTGGATTATTCAAGTTTTGATTCATCAGTACCAGCGTGGTTAATTCGTGACGCTTTTAAAATAATCGAAGAAAAGTTTGACTTCGCATCTATCAGCCAGGATGGAGTAGTCTTACCTGCCGATGCGTCACAAGAGAGAAGAAAGTTCAAAAAGATGGTTGATTATTTCATCAATACTCCCATCAGAAACTCAGATGGACGTAGATTCCTCAAGAACCATGGAGTACCATCAGGTTCAATGTTTACTAACATCATTGATACCATCGTGAATCTACTCGTGATGTATACAGTGTGTGATGTTTGCATAGAAGCGGTACCAATATTTGAAATAGCCTTTGGCGATGATGGATTAATTTGCTTGCCATCAACTAGCCTAGCGGACATTGAAAGTTTTTCGCAATGCGCCAAGATATTATTTGGAATGACCATTAATATTAAGAAATCTTACGCTACTTCAATGGTCCGGAATATACATTTTTTAGGATACTATAATAACAATGGAACTCCAGTTAAGGATCCTTATGACCTTATAGCATCAATGCTATACCCTCAATACTTGAAGGATGATTGGTCTTATTGTATAAGTAGAGCACTTGGTTGTCTACTAGCTTCAGCTGGGGCCAGCAGCGAAGTTTTCCTATGCGGACAAGCCGTTTGGCACTATGCATCACGTTTTCCTGAGGTGTTGGACAGGGGATTAACCTTGATCAGGGAAAACCCTCGATCGAGAAGATATTTGGACCAGATGGGTTGTGGCGATCTACCTTTAAGCCATGACTTTTTCTTTGATATTAACATGTTAATACCAGCATGGAATTGTTCTAAAATTCAAAAGAACATACAATTAACAAGATGTCCTTTAATGTATTAATCCTAATAGATTCTCTTTACTATGGAATACCATAATGCCCACTATAACCACA